AAGAATGTACAAATGCTATACAATATAGTTATGTACCATATAGAACTTGCTATGGCTCGTTCTGGTGGTAAAGCTGTTGTATATGATACATCGCAGCTACCAACAAACTTAGGCATGGATATGCAAACAGTATTGTATCATTTAAAAACTGATGGTATTATACCAATAAACTCTAAAGAAGAAGGAGGCCAGATGGCTAACTTTAATCAGTTTCAACAAATTGATTTTACTTTATCACAGTCTGTTCAGCAGCTAATTAATTTAAAACTTATGTTAGAACAAACTGCTGGTAATATATCTGGAGTAAGCCCACAAAGAGAAGGAGCTGTGGGTCAGTATGAATACGTAGGTAATGTACAAAGAAGTGTAGTACAATCAGCTACTATTACAGAAAGTTGGTTCTATTCACACATACAATGTAAGAAAAGAATATACGAAAGATTATGTAATTTAATGAAGTTGTCATGGGCGGGAGGTAAAAAAGGCGCTGTTATATTAGGAGACGGAGCATATAAATTTTTAAATGTTATGCCTGATATAGCTTTACAGGATTTTGGAGTATACGTAGGCGATAGCGGTAAAGATGATTCTATGCGTCAAGCTGTACAACAATTATCGCAAGCTGCTTTACAGTCAGGACAAATTAGTTTGTTAGATGTTATTAAGGTCATGAAAGCCGATACAATGACAGAAGCAGAGCATGTACTTGAAAGAGGTATGGATGAAATGAAGAAACAAGTAGAGATGCAAAAACAACAAGAGCAGGAAATGTTACAAGCTCAGGCTCAGGCATCTATGCAAGAAAAAGAAGCTGATGCACAAATTAAACAAATGGATAATCAAACTAGTATTGAGGTTGCTAAGATAGGGGCTCAAGCTAGAGTTCAGGTTGCAGAAATATCTTCAGATGATAAAAGAGATATATCTGATTTAAAAGAAAGAGTGTCAATGGATAAAGAAGTATTAAAAAACATGTTAGCTAAGGGCGATAAAGATACGCCAATAGCTTCTCCAGAGGGCGATGCATCTGAACAACAAATGAACCAAGCAACACAAACTATCTTAGAATCATAAAAAAAAGTATTATATTTGCAAAATAGGGACTAAAAATAATTAAACAATGGCAGAAGAAAAATCAAAACTAGTAGAAGAAGTACAGTCTACACCAGAAGAAGTAAAAGAACCAGCATTTGACGCAAACGCATTTACAACAGATGGACCTGTAGAAGTAGAAGAAAAAAAAGCTACAGAAGAAAATGTTGTTGAAGATGTTGCCGAAGATGTTAAAGGTTTAGAAGAAGAAGCAGCAGAACAACCAGAAACAGAAGAAGGATTTAGTTGGGATTCTATAGAAACTGATAAAGTAGAAACACCAGAAGCTAAAGAACCTGATGTTGATTGGGATGAAGATGTATCAGAAAAACCTAAAGAAGAGCCGTCTGACATAGATTGGAAGGCCGTAGCAAAAAGTTTAGGTTTAGATGAAAACACATCTGTTGAAGAATTAAAACAAAAACTACAACCAGAAGAAAAAATAAAAGAAGAAAAAGTTGTAGAGCCAGAAATGAATGATAATTCAATTAGATTAAATGATTTTCTAAAATTATCAGACAAAGAACTATTAGCAGAAGAAATGAAAGCTGATGGTATGGCAGAAGATAAGATTGAGGAAGCATTAGACAAAATGGAAGACTCAGGATTATTAGTTAGGGAAGCGCACAGAATTAGAAGACAGTTACAATCAGCTATAAAGCAAGAAGCACAGCAAGCAGAGTTACAAGCTGTAGAACAAAAAAAATTACAAAAGCAACAAGCTGATACAAACAGAAAAGAGCTTCAAACATACATCAAAACAATGGAAGACTTTATGGGCGGAAAAGTAAATAATAAAGACAAGCAAGAAGCATACAAGTATATTGTATCTGGAAATATGCAACAAGATATATGGAAATCTCATACCAATGCGTCTGAGGTAGCTATGTTCTTACTATATAAAGATAAATTTGCAAAGATACTTCGCGCACAGGGGTTAGAGGATGGCAAAGCCAGTATCCTAAATAAAATAACTTCTCCAAGTCTTAAAGGGAAATCAAAACCAACTTACGAAACAAAAGATAGTTCGGTTTTTGACCCTACCGCATTTATGAAAGAATAAAATTTGACAACAATAAAGCAATGCTAGGATTTGTGATATAATGTTTATTCAATTAAATTAAAATAAAGTATAATTAAATAAATTAAAAAAAATGGCTAAAGTATATACAGGGACTTTCGGAAGCGGAACGTCCCCAGAAAACTCGTTGAATACAGCCCTTTTGCAATACCCAGAGATTGCAAGAACTCTTATTCAACAATATCCTAGATACTCTGCTACATTCCTATTAGAAAAAACAGGAAGATTTGCAAAAGAAAAAGTATTAGGAGATAACTCTTTTGAGTGGAAAGTAATGGGAAGATATAACACTCCTTCTTATTCTAATGGATGGCTTTCAACTGACGGTGTAACATTTGTAGGTTCAACTGCTAACACAGGAGCATCGGCTGCTACAGCAGGAAACTATGATGAAATGGATGCTGATGGTGATGTATTCTACATGTCTTTTGATGGGCAAACAACAGGAAGAACTGGAAGTTTCTTAAATAAATACGATATGGTTAGATTCCAATCTGGAGCTACTGCATTAGTATTAGAAGACCCAGTTGGTGATGTAACAAGAGCTGCTGCTAACGGTGGTACTGCTACAACAACTGCTGACTCAGTAGTTAAATTTGAAATGATTGACGGTACAGCTAATCCTTTATTAACATCAGACGCTGCTGATGAAGCTATTATTGCTTCTATTGGTTCTGCATTCCCTAACGGGTCTTCAGGAGATGATGTTGGTGAAAACTATGTATATCCATCTACTTATGTTAACTATCTTACAACTATGCGTAAGAAAACTTCTGTAACAGGAAAAGACATTACAGATGTAACATGGATTGAAAACAATGGACACAGACTATGGTACTTTACTAAAGAGCAAATGATGATGGATGAATACATGTATCAGCAAGAGCTACAAAGATGGTACGGTAGAACTTCTATTACTGATACTACGGTTCAAAGACCAGGTGCATATACTTCATCTGCATTAGGACTTGGAAGTGGTGGTCAACAAAATTCTATTGTTACTGGTGATGGACTATTAGCTCAAATTGACTCTTCTAATCAAGCTACTTATTCAATGGGTGCTTTAACTGAAGACATCATTACTGAGTTCTTAGCTAAATTATCTTTAAATGCTACAAACGCTGAAGGTAATGAGTATGTAGTAATGACTGGTACTGAAGGAAGATTAGCTTTCCATAGAGCAATGAAAGATTTACTAATTGCTCCATCTGGAAGTTTTACTGGTGGTTCTATGTCTGGTGTAAATGGAAATGTTGAGTTAGGTGCTAATTTTACATCTTACACAGCATTAGGTAACAAATTAACTATGGCTTACTGCCCAGTATTTGATGACCCTAATTTACATTCAGCTTCAGGTGGTACTAATGGATTTGGTGATGTAAGATTAAAAGAATCAGCTAAAATGGTATTTCTAGATTTTGGAAAAACTAGTGGTGTTTCTAATATTGAGCTTATCACTAAAGGTGCTGAGAACGTAAACAGAAGCTTCATTAAGAAATATGTAGCTGGAATGATTAACCCATATGACCAAAAGTCTATGATGGCTGCTAACGCAGATGACAAATTTGAAGCACACTTGCTTTCTGAATCTGGAATCATTGTTAGAAATCCATTGTCTTGTGGTATATTGAGTGCATCTTAATTATTAACCCTTTAAAATAAATAAAAATGAAATTTATAAAATTCCAAGACGTTGCAAGTAGTGCAAACACTGCTAACGTTGTAAATTATATTGAAGCTGGTGAAATAAAATACGTTTCTACTACTGCTACTACTGTGATTTTTCACACTATAGGAGCTGGTGCAAATGTAAGTGCATTAGATACTACTACTATCACTTGTGCGTCTGGTGAGTCTATTAGACTTGCTGATATGCTAATGACAAAAATTGCTAGAGCATCAAGAGGTACTGT